AGGAGATAATATCTTAAACGAAGATGCTTCTATTATGTTACTTGAAGATTCCGGACATTATGTTGTTGCTAATACAGTATTCTCACAACAGACTCAAGCTAACACTACTTACGAAATCGATTTTAAAATCAAAGATGTAGAGAGTATAGTTACTTCAACATTAGCCGCGCCTCCAACAATTAATACTCATGCGGATATTTCTGATCCAGGAAAATATAATAGTAGTACTTCAGGAAATACAATATTATCTAATACAGATAAAAATACTCTTGTTTTTCCACTACCACAAAGTCCAATTAAAGAAACTAATGCAGGTGGTAACACAGTAAGTTATAGTTTTAAGAAAGTTGAAAAAGCATTATCTTCTACTTCTACAGGAAAATTAACCATCACGTTATCCAATCCAAATTATAGATTTATGCCACAAAGTGGTACTTTGGGTACAACTAGTGCAAGAGAAAATTTCATAGTAGTTGTTAAGACTAATAGTAGCTCAGCTCAAACATTTATTAATGCAGTTTCTTCTACTGCAACATTACCAAGTGCAACAGCAACCGAAGCAAGAGTAATGGGCGTTGGAAACTATCTTGATTTGGGAGCAGTTAATAATTTAGGTGCATCAGTTAGACCAGTTGTTATTAATGGTAGTAGAGGAACAGTAGACATTTATTGTAATACAAATGCGGCTTTTGTAGCTGATGTTATCTATACAGTAGAAAGTTCTTCAGTTAAGAAAGAGCCGGGACCTCGTACAAAAACATTAGTTTCAGGAAATGGATCACACATTGTAGCAACTACGGGATCACCCGCAGTACCTACTGATTCTGTGGCCGGTGGTCAATTCTATTTCCAAACTCCAAATCAAACTGCAACATCAACAGATTCTATTCCTGTTTCAGACGCATTTAATTTGGTTAAAGTTGTAGATTCAGGCCAACCATTTATTCATGTTACAACTGCAATGATGACCGCAACCGCTAATAACATTACAGATAGGTATACATTCGAATCTGGACAAAAAGATAACTTTTATGATCACGCAACTATTAAGTTAAAGCCTGGACAGCCCGGACCGTCTGGAAAAATTATGGTTGTAGTTGATTATTTTGATTGGGATGGTGGCGAAGGTTATCACTCTGTAGATTCTTATCCAACTTCAGGTTCTTATAATAGAGTAGATGCAGCAAGTACTTTAACATTTAATTATAAAGTAATTCCTGATTATACTTCTCCAACAACAGGAGAAACAGTTAATTTGAGAGATGCTATAGATTTACGCCCACGAAGAGAAAATGGAACAAATCTTATGTCGGCTACCCTAGCAATTGAGGGTATTCCAACACCAGACCCAGATGGTACAATTACTTCAACTTTCAGTTATTATTTGTCAAGGGTAGATAAGATAGCACTTACTAAAGATAGAAAATTCAAAGTGTTGAGGGGTGAATCAGGACTTGATCCAATTGCACCTCCAGATGATGAAGATTCAATGACATTATATTCATTGACTATTCCCGCATATACTTTTGCTCTCACAGATATTACTACAAGATATATTGATAATAAACGATTTACCATGAGAGATATCGGTAAAATAGAAAAGAGAGTTGAAAGAATAGAATACTATACTGCATTGTCTATATTAGAAAAAGAAACATCTGCAAGATCATTTTCTACTGGCGCCGCTAAAGATTCATTATTCAATCCAACAGGAACTGCATTCAAGAGTGGTATATTAGTTGATTCTTTTAATGGTCATGCGGTAGGTGATGTGATGACTGATGATTATAATGTTTCAGTAGAATATGCCAAGAAAGAAATGAGGCCAGGATTCTATTATGATAATCACAGATTTACATATAGTTTAGGATATAGTAATAACGTAACAAAGACTGGTGAACTAGTTACCTTACCTTATACTGATACAGATTTTATAAAACAACCACTTTCAAGTACGACACAATCCTTAAATCCATTTAATATTACAAATTGGATAGGTCATGTAAAAACATATCCTGCTTCTGATACTTGGTTTTCTCAAGGAGCTCGACCAGATGTTACAACTAACTTAGAAGGTCAGAATGATAATTGGTCATTAAGCCCATCTACTGGTAGAACAGGATTTGGTTCTCAATATAATGATTGGAGTACAAATTGGAGTGGAACACAAAAGACTGAACAACCACAAGCTGGTGTAGATAAAGTCGGTAAAACATCAAAGGCAAAAAGAAGTACAACAGAAATGACCAATTCTAAATCGAGAATTGGTATTAGTGCAAATACTCCACCTGAATCTGTTCTTAAAACAATAGGTAATAAAGTTATTGATACAACAGTTGTTCCTTATGTAAGGGGTCAAACAGTATTCTTTACAGCAACAGGATTAAAACCACTAACTAATGTTTATGTATTTTTTAGTGAAACTGATGTGTCTTCAAATATAAGACCAGCAAGTAAATTAGCTCTTATATCTGTTAATGGTACATTTTCTGTAGGGGAAACACTTAAAGATGGTGCAAACAACTATGGTACAATTATGTTGGCGTCTAATACTACTAACAATACCGCTACTGTCTTTATTGCAAACGTAACTGGAAATACTTCTTCTACAGATGGTTCACCTTATGGATCAGCCAATTCTCTTCCAGAAGGAAAACGAGAATCTTTTGGTACAGGAACTATTGGTGATGCAACTCACGTATTTACTGTAGCAAATACTGTAGAAGGATTAACAAGTACAGCAACAGCAAACGTTTCTACAAGAACTCATTATGCAGTTGGTGTAGCTAATGGTATTATGCAGAGTGATGATACTGGATCAGTTGCGGGAGAATTCCATCTTCCAGATGCTACTTGGAGATCAGGTAATAAACTCCTTAGAGTTACAGATCAGTCTCTTAATAATGTTGATGCTACAACTACGGCTTCAGAATCAACTTTTATGACAAAAGGTATTTTACAAAGCCGTGAACAATTATTGATTTCGACAAGAGAGACAATAAATCAAAGAGAACTTCCTAATGATACAGCAATTGTTAGAGATACTACATCACGTTCAACAGAAAAATCAAATTGGATTAACCCATTGTGTCAAACATTCCATGTTGATCCAAATGCATTTCCGAAAGGATTATTCTTAAGAAATGTTACTTTGAACTTTTATTCAAAAGATACTAACGTTCCAATTAAGGTACAAGTAAGACCTGTTGTTAATGGTTTTCCAAGTGCATCTAAGGTAGTACCATTTAGTGAAGTTTTGATGAATCCAGATAAAGTACAAGTTTCAACTACAGCAAACGCATCAGTAGCAAATACAACTTCAAGAACAACATTTACTTTTGATTCTCCTGTTTATTTGACTCCTGATGAGTACGCATTAGTTATTACATCAAATAGTACAGACTATAAATTACACATGGCAGAAGAAGGTAAAACTTCTACAGGGTCTATTGCAAAAATATCTAAACCTTCATTTGTTGGTTCATTCTTTAAACCACAAAACGCCGGAGTTTGGGAAGCTGATCCAAATAAGTACATAATGTTTAATATGCAAAGAGCAGATTTTGATATAGGTGGTGGTAGTAGTAATAACTTTGCAAAATTTATTACTTATGCAAACTCTGCCACAAGTAATACAGCAAATGTATCTGCAGATATAATTAAAATTGGAACTTCTACGATAGATTTTAGTGATACAGAAATTCAATGGAAGTATGCAGCATCTAATGGAACATTTACATTAGCTGATGGTACTGAAGGTTCTGCTTCTTATGTGAAATTTAGTCCAGATCAGAACTATGAATTAACAGATAGAAAAAGAGTACAGGCTTATACTAATGGAACGTTCAGAATTAGAGCTGAAATGAAATCAGCTAATTCTCATGTTTCTCCTGTTATAGACCTTGACCGTTTGAATTTAATTTCTGTTGAAAACAATATTGATAATGCCGGACTTTCAGATTCAGACTTTTCAATAACAACAAAAGGTTCAGGTTATGTGAATGTAATGTCATCCTCATATACTGCAACTATAACAAGTGGTGGAACTACTAATACCGCAACTGCAAATGTTCATGTCGAATTAACAATGAATGTTAATTCAAATTCTACCACAATATCAAGTGGAAATGGTGGATATACTGTTGACAGTAGTAATCCAGGTGCATTCGTTGTTGGTGAAGCAATAATGTGTAACGTAGCTTCTGATGTGAATGCAAATAATAGTGGAGTATATGGAATTATCTCAGCTGTTACACACTTGGATGGAGATGTTAATAAGAACGTTTCTTCAGTTACTATAAAAACAAATGCAAATAATAAAACTATCGCTACTTCTGGAGCCGGAGCATTTACTAATGGTTGTCTAATATGGGCAAATCCAAACGCACAAACTAATGCAGTAAGTGGTGCAGGTGGAAGTAACACTAAGATGACAGTCTTAGTTGCCAATGGATATGTTTCTAATGTTGTGGTAGTTGATTCTGGATCGGGATATACTACCAATCCAACAGTTTCACTTTCAACAGTTAGTGGAGCCGGTTCAATTAATGCAGCAGTACAATGTACTGGAGAAGAAAAGAATAGTGGCGGCCCAATTGCAGCGAAATATATATCAAGAAGGGTTGCACTTAAAGATGGATTTGATGCATCAGACTTAAAAGTTATTCTAAATGCTTATAAACCATTAGGTACAGATGTTCATGTATACTATAAAGTTAAGAATGCAGATGATCCAGATGATTTTGATGTTAAGAATTATACATTGATGACTCAAGAAACTTCATCTGGAACAATTTCTAAAGGTAAAGAAGATATTCAAGAATTTATCTTTAAAACTCCAAATGAAACTACGGCGTATTCATCTAATAATGTACGATATGAAACTTTTAAAATATTTGCAATTAAAATAGCATTGGTTGCAGATACAACTTATGATATGCCAAGAGTAAAGGATATGCGAGCAATTGCATTAGATTAATATGGGAATGATACAAACAGATGACCCAAGATTCATAAGAGATACACATTCTAAGGCATTATTAAATACAGATTATAATGCTTTACAACAACATAGACGAGAACGTGTGTATTTTCAGAAGCAACAAAATGATATAAATATATTAAGAAGTCAAGTTGAAGAGCTTTGTACAATTAGAGTGGAAATGCTTGAGATCAAAACACTTCTTAAAGAAATTATTTACAATAAGTAATAGGAGCTATAAACCATGACTGCCAATGTCGCCTTAACAGATACCTTTGACCAATGGAGAGTCAAGACTAATGAGGTTGTGGTAATGACACAAACTGATGGGATGTCGAATTTCATCAAGATTTTGGACACCACAAATTCAACAAGTAACACTACTGGCTCGATTATCACCGCAGGAGGTATTGGTATCGCCAAATCGGCAGTGATAGGAGAACATCTACGAGTACACGGAAATGTTATTACTGATGGAGATACTACGATAAGTGGTAATCTAGTTTTTGGTGATGCTGCCACAGATCAAGTAACATTTTCAGCAGATATAAATTCTAGTTTAATTCCAAATGCCAATCTTACCTTTAATGTCGGTAATACTACAATGTTATGGGCAAATACTTGGACAGGACATTTAGGAGTAACACAAAAATCAGATTCAGGAAAACCCGCAGTTACTATAACTTCAACAGATACAGATCAAGTTGCAGTAGATATTACTGCTAGTCAAGTAGATGCCGATGTTATTAATATGGCAGCAGATTCTGTAACTACAGCAAAAGCCATTGATATTTCGGCTGATGCACTTACTACTGGTTCTGCACTTTATATCGATTCTAATTCTGGTGATACTGGTACAAGAAGTATAGCAACAATTATTCAAAATCATACATCTGCTACTGGCTCAACAGGACTTACAGTACAAGCAGATGCAGGAAGAGGAGTATTTATTGATACTGACCTCGCCGCTGGTGGATATGCACTTGAAATTGATTCAGAACAAACTACAACAAATACCGCCAAGATTGCAGCTATTAGCACTAGTGGAACAACATTAGAAGTATCCTCTGTTGGTGTACTAACAGGAAAAGTTATTGATATCGCCGCAGATGCGGCAACTACTGGAACTGGTATCAATATGTCAATGGACGGATTAACTACTGGTTCAGCTTTAGCGATTGATTCAGATTCTTCAAGTACAGGCACAAGAAATATTGCAAGTATAACTCAAAATCATGCCTCCGCAACAGGCGCAACTGCACTAGCATTACAAGCTGATGCAGGAAGAGGATTATTTATTGACACGAACCTTGCAGCGGGTGGATATGCACTTGAGATAGATTCAGAACAAACAACTACAAACACAGCAAAAATAGCTTCAGTTGGAACTTCTGGAACAATGTTGGAAGTATCTCACGCCGGAGTATTAACAGGAAAAGTTATTGATATTGTTGCAGATGCCGCTACTACTGGTTCTGGTATTAATATGTCAATGGACGGATTAACTACTGGTTCGGCTTTAGCAATTGCGTCTGATTCTTCAAGTACAGGTACAAGAAATATAGCAAGTATAATTCAAGATCACTCATCCGCTTCTGGTTCAACTACTCTGTATCTACGAAATGATCACGCAACTGCAGACGCACTAAAGGTTATAGGAGCAGTTACAGTTGGTGTAGATGATACAGGCCATGATGTTAAACTGTTTGGTGCCAGTACTGGAAAATCTTGGTTGTGGGATGAATCAGGAGATGAAATGATCGTTACTGGTGATTCAACTATGTTGGGCACATTAACAATCGGAGTTAATGATACTGGACACGATGTTAAATTGTTTGGTGCAACTTCTGGAGCATATTTAGAGTGGGATGAATCCGCAGATGAGTTAGAAATTAGAGGTGGAGCTGCAACACCAGGAAAACTTCTTTTGGCAACCGCTGAAACAAGTACAGTTGATGGTGATAAATTAGGACAAATAGATTTTCAAGCTCCAATCGATGCTTCAGGAACAGACGCAATATTGGTCGCCGCATCTATTTGGGCAGAAGCAGATGCAACATTTTCATCTTCAGTCAATGCAACCGAATTAGTATTTGCGACAGCCGCTTCTGAAGCTGCAGCAGAGAAAATGAGACTTACAAGTGCAGGTCAATTAGGTATCGGCACAAACGACCCCAACTCAAAGTTGACAGTTGAAGGTACTATAATGCTAAAAGAACAAGCAGACGCCGAGGCAGATGCGACCGCTTATGGACAAATTTGGGTAAATACCGCAACACCAAATGAATTATATTTTACTACAGATGCAGGAAACGATATTCAAATTACCTCTGGATCAGCCCTAGCAGCTCCACCCGGTGGTTCTACAACTCAAGTTCAGTATAATAATAGCGGTGCATTCGCCGGACATTCTGGACTGGTTTATGCATCTGGTAGTGGAACATTATCCGCAACGATTTTGACAGAAACATCCGATAAGACACAAAAAGAAAATATTACCAATTATAATTCTCAAGATGCATTACAAGCGGTAATGTCATTACAAGCACAGAGATATTCTTGGAAAGAATCGGGCATTGATGAAATAGGTTTAATTGCAGATGAGGTTGAAGGCATATTACCCGAAATGGTACATGTTAATGAAGATGATGGACTGAAAAGTTTAAAATATACAAAAATGACCGCAGTTCTTCTTGAGGCAATTAAGGAACAACAAGTTCAAATTGATGAATTAAAATCTAAATTAAATTAGATGCCACAGATTTCCTTATCATATAAATAGTATAGAAACAACTATATAAACTATACTATTATAAAAGGAGAAGGATTGTGGCATTGACCCTCCAAAAACAAACTGTAAACCTAGTAGTAGATCAAGGTTGCACGTTTGAAAAAGTAATTTACGCACAAAATTCTGTTAGCCAGAATGTCACTATCTCTACAGGGACATGTGCCGCTAAGATGCGTCAATCTTACTATTCATCAAATAATGTTACTACTATAACTACCGCCGTTGCAGGATCAAATGTAACAATCTCGTTGACTGCAACTCAGACCGCAGCAATTTCTCCCGGAAACTATGTTTACGATGTTGAATATACACAATCGGGTGGTACAATAGTAGAAAGATTGGCAGAAGGAATTATAACTGTATATGGGGAGGCAACGAAATGACACAACCAACTACTAGAGCAACTTTTAAGGATTATTGTAAACGTAAACTTGGCTGGCCAGTAGTAGAATTAAATATTGATGATGATCAAGTAGAAGATTGTATTGATGATTCCCTTCAATTTTTTCAAGAATATCATTTTGATGCAACAGAAAATACATATTTAAAACATCAAGTATCAGGATCTACTCTTAAATTAGCAAGTGCACCTACAGGAACTTTTACAGCAGGAGAAAAAATTACTGGTGGAACAAGTAATGTACAAGCAACAGTTCATGAATATCATAGTGCCAATACTACATTAAGATATAAAAATCCAGAAGTTAAATCTGGTGGAGATGGTAATACGTACTATGCAAATACTACTACTACTTTTTCAACCAATGAAACTATTACAGGCGATTCTAGTTCAGCAACCGCAACAACTCATTCATCTACTGCAACAGCAATAGGTGATTTTGATAACAAATATATTGCGATAGCTGAAGCAATTATTGGAGTTCGAAGGATTGTTCCTTTCTATGATAATTCTAGATCTAATTCTATGTTTTCTTCTAAGTATCAATTTGCATTAGCTGAAATGCATCAATTAGGAACAGGTTTAGTAAATTTTGAAATGGCTCAAGAACATTTAATGTTGATTAATGAAATGTTTACGGGTAATCCAATGTTTAGATTTAATCGACACATGGATCGTTTATATCTTGATATTTCATGGGGTGGGGATGTTGATATAGATGATTGGGTAATTGTTGAATGTGATAAGATTATTGATCCAGACACATACGCAGATATCTGGAGTGATATGTTTCTTAAAAGATATAATACAGCATTAATGAAAAAGCAATGGGGACAGAACCTTATTAAATTTGAGGGAATGCAATTACCTGGAGGAGTAACGATGAATGGTAGACAAATGTATGATGATGCTCAAACAGAATTGACAGAAATTTCAGAACAAATGTCATTAAGATATGAATTACCAGTAGATCATCTAATAGGATAATAAATGGCAACAAATCCATATTTCAATCTTCATGGAACTAATACCCCAGAACAAAGATTGATCGAAAATTTAATAATAGAATCCATAAAAACTTATGGAACAGATGTATATTATTGTCCAAGAACACTAAACGATGAAGATACTTTGATGGGTGAAGATAATACAGCATCTTATAATAGTGCTCATACGATTGAGATGTATATTAAATCTGTAGATGGATTTGAGGGTGAGGGTGATTTTATTTCTAAATTTGGACTACAAATAAAAGATCAAATTACATTTACTGTTGCTAAACGTAGATGGGCAGAATTGAATGTTCAAGGTGAAGCTAGAGCGGAATCACCGGCTGAAGGAGATTTAATTTATTTTCCTATGACTTCAGCATTATTCCAAGTAATGTTTATAGAAGATGAAGCTGTATTTTATCAAACCGGTGGATTACAGACTTATGATCTTTTATGTGAATTGTTCTATTATTCAGATCAAAATCTCAATACGGGTATTGAGGCAATAGATAAAGTTGAAAGAGAACAATCTTATTCTATAGAATTTACATTAAATGCTGGAAGTGGTAATTATACTATTGGAGAAACAGTTTATCAGGGTGCATCATTAGGAGCAGCTACAGTTAAGGGAGAAGTTGCTAAATGGGTTGCAGCAGATAAAAAATTAACACTTATGAACATGACAGGAAACTTTTCTGGTACTGTGAACATTATTGGAGATAGTTCTAGTGCATCTTATTCAATTACTTCTTTTGATGCACAGGTAAATGCAGCAGATACACAAGCAGTTCAAACTAATCAAGAAATAGAAGCTGCTGCGGATGCTATTATTGATTTTACCGAAGGTAATCCGTTTGGGAGTTTATAATGTTAGGTACTACTTATTACCATGAAACCATTAGAAAATATGTAGCAGTTTTTGGAACACTTTTTAATGATATCAACATTCAAAGAAGAAATTCTGCGGGTGTGATAACAGAACAAATTAAAGTTCCTATTGCATACGAAGCTAGAGATAAATTGATTCTTAGAACGAGAGCGGGAGTAGCAGATGGTAGTGTTGCCGCAACTCTTCCAAGAATGGGTTTTGTTATGAATGGAATTACTTATGATGGATCTAGAAAATTAAATACAGTAGGACAAGTATTTGCAGCTAATACCGCATCATCAAGCAATCTTTTAAAACAATATAATCCTGTACCTTATAATTTTGATTTTGTTTTGACTGCAATGGTAGATAATGCAGAAGATGGTGCACAAATCTTTGAACAAATCGTTCCCTTCTTCACTCCAGAATTTACAGTTAGTGTGACTTTAATTGCCGATATGAATATTAAACCTGATATTGCTATAGTATTAAATTCAACTTCTACAGAAGATTCTTATGAGGGTGAACTTACTGTAAGGAGAGAAATTATATGGGGATTTAATTTTGTAATGAAAGGTTATATATATCCAGATATTAAATCGGGAACAGTCACCAAAGAAGTGAT